AAAAGTTTTCTAAGTTTCCTCAGTCGTCTAACATTCCTGTCAGCACTATTACTGTAACGATCCTTATGCCAACACGACTTCTGCAGTTCGAGAGACTGTTGTTTATAATGCTCAATGTCTTCTTCTAACTCGTGCAGAGTTTCTTTTGTATACATTAGAGTCATACCTCATATCTGCCTATAGTATAGTTTAATTCACAGTGTACTCTACCATGCCAGCCAGTCAGTTTGTTCTTGACTACGCACAGATGACGCTGTGTGTCTTCTTCGTCCTGCCCATCAACTACAGGGTTCTTAGCGATCAGCACCATGAGGTCTGCCTCTGCTGCCTTACCAGTTCGTGAACCTTCCATCATACTCTGGTTCAATATTGTCTTACCCTCTGCCTCTGCACTCAACTGTGACATATAGAATACAGCACAACCATATTGCTTGGCAATCATCCTAGCATAAATGGCATTAGCCTTGAGTGCTTCGTCAGGCCGTGAGTAGCCAGACATTGTAGCGAATTTATCGCCCATGTCAAGGACTAAAACATCAGGTTTGTACGATTTGCACACACTCTCTACCCAAGACATGTCTCTGCCTGTAGAATCTTTGATACGAATCTTATCATACACAGGGCGATACAGGTCACGTGCCTTTGCAGGATTTTGCTTAACATCCCACATGGTCAAGCCCGTGGCTGCAGTTAGATATCTTGCGGCAACACGATGGTAACTCTCTTCGTTACAGAGTACAATACAGTTTGCACCTTGTTCAGCAAACCCACCAGGACCAGCGATCAAACTTGCATGGAAGGATGTCTTACCTGTGTTGGGTCTAGCACCAACCTCAATAAGATGTCCATCGTTGACACCAGAAACTTTGGTTGCAAGCGTTGGGATATTGAACGTCCATCGTGCTTCCAGATCATTTTTAGAGATGATAGTATCAATCGTAATGTCATCCCACTCAATGTTTAGGTTGGGTGTGAAGTCATCGTTGTATCTTTCAAGAATACGCTGTAAGGGTTCTAGGCTGGACTTGTCGCCATTCACATAGTCAAACCCCAACTCTGATATCTCTGCCCCTACAACCTGCTGAAACAGGCGAGAAAGCACCTCTCCTGCTACATCATTACCTAGTGGGTCAGTGCGCTGGATACGATGGAAGATGTTGCTATATGCTTCTCGTTGCGCTGTAGTAATAGATGGATTACTTGATACAAACAAAGCCTGTACTTCCTCTGGGGTTACGCTTCGATTGTACTTATCCATTGCCATGTCAACAACCTTTTTAATCTTACGATTGTCACCACTGAATAGTTTGTCTGGGCATTTGGCCCCACGATTGTTGTCATAGAAGTCCTTGTTCATAAGGCTTCGTATCAATGCTAGTTCCATAAGTTCCATTATATTGCTCCTAGTTTGTTTAGTTTTTCTACGTCTGTCGGGTTGCGATACTTCAAGTCTTGTTCAAGGCGCAACACTTTTACTTGTGGCACATAACCACGCAATTGTTTACCAATCGAGATAGTCTTTGGTAATGCGTCAGGGTCTAAAGCAACGATAGCCGTTGAGAACCGTGTGAGATAGTGCTTGTGTTCATCAAGCAGCGTAGTACCCAGCAATGCGACCCCGACAAATTTCTCATTGCCAACTACAGACGCACTCACACAGTCCTCAACAACCACGGCGACATCACCTTGACCACAGGTATAGGGGAGACTAGAAGACCCATACCTTCGCCATTTAGGGAGTCGCTTTGTCAACGCCCGACCAGTAGCGTCAACAATCTTGTTGTCATGTACGACAGGAAATACAATACGGTCTTCCTTTACATCATACATCAAGCCACACTCATCAATGTCAATACCCCACTCAGCACACCATTTAATTAGGTGTCTCTGATTACGATGGGCTACAACAAATGGTGGCAATACAAATTCTACTTCCTTTTCTTCCTGTTTCTTTTTCATCTGTCTGATATCACTAGGTGTCATACCAACACGTTTGCCACCACTGATACCACAAGATGCCTTGTAACAATTCCAAACTACATTACCACCAATATTAGAAATTGTAAAGGTTTTATATCCTCTACATGATGGACAATTTATGCGCTTAGATTCACCAATATACAATGTAGTCTCATTTATTATATCATTTAATGTATTATACATTGTATGTATCCTCATCTTTTGCGGCATCTAATGTGCTTTTACCATGCGCAGTTCGTTTTGTCAATGCATAATTTGCAGCATCGAATGTATTTTTTATGTAAGGCTTTACAGATTGTGGGTTAGCATGTCCTGTAACCGACATTATCTGTCCAATTCCAACACCTGCTTGGACCATTTCTGTAGTACCTGTGCGCCGTAAGTCCGACAGTCGGAGAGTGTCAGGCAACCCAGCGCTACGAATAAGTGTGCGTCCATGCTTGGACATTTTGTATATGGTATAGGGTTCGTACTTACCCTGAATAGGATAAGGACGGGGGGCAACGTACTCCTGAAAGCCGAAGTCTTCGTGCTGCTGTTCCAGCATATCCATAAGATCGTCAGAGATAGGCAAATAAACCTCTGCCCTACGCTTGGATTGCAGGATATGCACACGCCTATGCTCAAAGTCTATGCTAGACCATTTGAGTAGGCGCATGTCACCCACACGCTGACACCATTCATATGCCATCTGTGCTATCAACCCAAGGTTGCGTGTGTTAAAGTCGCTGTATGCTGTGTCCAGTAGTTGGACGATGTGTTCTTTATCCCACAAGGTGGTCCGACTTTTAGGCTTACGCCTACGAACAGCATTGAATGGGTTGTTATTGACCATCTCCATACGCAAGCCGTGGTTGTACACGACTCGCGCAATAGCCATTGTCTTGTTAGCGAAGTGGATACCTCTATCGCACCATGTGTTGTATGCAAGTTTGCACATCTTAGTTGTCAATTGTTTGACATCTAGGCTACGAAAGATTCTTCCTTCAACTTTTGTATCCAAAACCTGGCCGATTAGATATTTATAATCTGCTTTAGTTTCATCTCTCAAGTCATTGTATTCATAGGAAGAATAGTAATCACTTACCATGTCGTTGAAAGTAGTCATAGCCCAAACGCCAACAAAATAATCATACCAATTACTGCAATAATAATGTCCATGTATTTTTCTCCTAATCGCAAGAATCCCAACGTGACATAACAGCAGTGAACCTACCAGTGTTAGGATCATGTGTCATGCGTATAACTCTAGTGTCATATCCAAGGGGGTGATATCTGTTTAGATACCACCTGATCTTTTCGGATAGATCGTCCTTAGATGTAGCAACAAGTGTCTCCTCTAAGTTTCTAGGCATCGTCATAACTCAGGTCAAACTCATACCGAAGTGCAGCCATAGCCCTCTTCAAATCTCTTGGAACATCTGCGCTACAGATTTCATAACATTCAGAGAAGTCAATATCAAATGCGAGCAATGCTTTGAACGCATCATTTACTGCCTTCCATTGTTCAGGCCGCATCTCTGAAATCGCTACTGCAATTTCCTGCTTACGTCTTTGCTGTTCTTTTTCCCATGCTTTCAATTCTTTACTCATGTTTTCAAGTCCTCCAATAATTTCTCAACACGACTTTCTAGCACACTGATTGCAGTGTGTATGTGTCCAGTATCGTGGGGTTGCAGTTGTTCTCTTAGGAAATCAATCTCATCCATCAATACAGATGCGTGTTGCATAAGGTGCTTCCTGTCTATAAAAGGTTTGTACTCAGGCATTGATTGCTCCTTTCATCCAGCCAGGCATATCCCGACCATTGTTGTATCTTGCAAACTTAGATTTGTCTGCAATGTAAAAGTTACGATATGGTGTAATAGGCCAATGTTCTTTGGTCTTCAAGTGATCCATGCCACTAAAACATTGAGGGTGCTTTGTTACATGATTGATAGCATGTGCTGGAACAAAGTCTCTACCCTTGGCTAGTGCTAGGAAATGTTTACCTGCTCCATGTTTCTTACTGTAGCGATAGGTATATTCTTTGAGCATTGCTGAGTATAGATTGAACGCATATGTGTAGTTTGCACGACTCTCCATAGCCCACAGAGTACATGGATGATTCCGATGTACAGGTCTGTATAGATCATGTTCCTCTGCATACTCTGGTGCATGATGCCACAGCGCAGTGCATAACATCTGCGCCTCTTCCAATGGCATCTTGACAATGTGTTGATCGCATAACTGTTGGGCTATTGCGATAGGGTGATGGTCAATTAAAAACCGATTCATTAGGCACACTCCTTTGCTTCTTCTGCCCACTCTTGAAGTTGTCGAGTGATATCAAATACCTCATCTAATTCTGGCGACACTTGCTCTTCGTCAATGTTAAAGGATGCATCTAGGTATTGTTCATCCTCACTTGAGTAGTGCCACTCGCCAGCAAAAGCACAACCATACTCGACATAGTATGCCTCGACATCAAAGCCCTGCTCCATGAGTGCTTCATAGATAGGAATGGGGGGCGACCATGCAGTGTCAAAGGTGAATGTTACATTGTTATCATCACCATGTGACCAATCCATGTGGCAAGCATCCCACTTAGTTCCCCAATTATCAATCGACCAGTCATACCAGTTAGGTATGCCATTTCGTTCACACTCTTCGCGTTCCTCGTTACCAAGTGCGCCGCGAAAGGTATTGTCTGGCATAGGTTTGATGTACTTAAACAAGTCACCGTTCTCGTCTGCACGAACCTGTGCCATGAGGTTATCAAGTACGTCAGCATCCTTGTGCCATATCGTCAGTCTGTTCTCACACCAATTTGGCATAGTTAAGTCTCCTCTACTGGTTGTTTACTACTGAATCGTCATAGTGATAGAACATATCCTTCACTTTGTCAATGTCTATCTTGAACCATTCATTGCGCCGTTCATCTGCATACTGCTCTAATGTACGGTGCATCAGGGTTTCGGCCTTGCGCTTGTCTTTCGTCTCAAAGGTACAGACAATCTCGTAGTCGCGGAATGGTGAGGATGTCTGGTATCCATTGAGTCTATCTTCTGCAATGGAAGCGCTACCGATCTTTACCCACTCAGGCCAAGCCTGATTGATGATGGCATATACATACCCCTGTGGCACACTATTGATTTCTTTGTGTGACCACGCATCATCCAAACTTTTGAAATTTCCTGGCTTATGGAGTGGGTGTGACTTGGGAATGTACTTACCGTTGACAAACATTCGCGTCCGATTTTTTCGGGCATGACTTTCGAGTCGTTCACGATATTTGAATCCTGTTGTGGCAGGACTTACATACCACCATTCACCGTCCTCAAAGACTACGTTGTTTGATTTGGCATAGTATTGGTCAATCTTCTGTGTCATAGTTAATCTCCTCTTCATAATCGTTAGTGTCAATCTTCTCATCTGTTAGGCCCATGACGCTGGTGTCCAGCCAATCGTGGTCAAACATAAGTTTCTTCAGTCCTTCTTTCATAAGTTCTTCCATAGTTTAGTCCATCCTTGTAATAAAGTAGCCGTCATCAGTAGGCAAGGCAGTGATAGCATAGGGATAGAAGTATACTGTACCATCCTTTGTCTCCATCTTGCCTACATATTCTAGGTCATCGTCTTCATCATAGTTACTTTTGTATGACCCATTCTCTTGTACTTCGCCGCCGAAACGATACAACTCTCCAAAGCCATAGCGTTCTGTCATATACTGAACAAGGTCTGTCTCACCCAGCAGGTTGTATTCAACAACCCAATGAGGTAACAAGCCAAGTGATTCAGCGAGATGTTCCTTCGGTGCGTCATAGTGTGTTGTGTTAAGTGTTAGCATGTGATTGTCTCCTTCATTCCATTAAAGATATGTGATATTACATCAACTGTCCAGCCGTTGCCAAGCATTTTGTAGCGTTGGGTATTGCTGACATGGTTGGTGTACCCCTCTGGCACAGTTTGCAATCTCTCGCATTCAAGTGGAGTAAGTTTGCGCCATGTGGTATCTGATAGTGATACCTTTGGCTGTCTATGTCCACCCTGCATGGTAGTCAGCGTTGGTGCTTTGCCTTCGGGATGATATACTCTACGCACCACATCAAACCCTCGTATGTCTGATGCATGACCTGCTAATATCAAACCATTGCGTGTTGGCACGTAGCCATTGCTGTAACCGTGCGTACCAGCGCATAACGTACCAGCCTTCCCATCCAAAGGATGGATGGTATTAGCCTGACTTTTATATGCAGGGTTCAACTGATTGCCACCTTTGTACCCTTTGATAAGATGCTTGCCAGCCTCATAGTGGGCATCAACTGGTTCAGTCTCTAGTATATCACGCATGACAATACCCTTATCTTCTGGCAACCCATCCATCGGAATGTTTGTCCAATAGTACCTTGGACGGTTCTGTGCAGATACTAGGCTACTGTTGATAAAGATTGGTTCGACACCTAATGCCTCAGTGATGACATCCATCGACTGCTGTTTCATCTTGACATTCTCAAGCAAGAAATATTTGGGCTTGCACTCTTTGAGTAAGCGCACAAATTCCCAGAATAATTTACTGCGTGGATCATCAAAGTTCAATTGCTTGCCAGCAAATGAGAACCCTTGGCATGGACTGCCACCAATCAGTAGGTCAATCTGTGGCAGGTCATTGGCTGACACATCACGCACATCACCTAGATGTACCATGTCAGGATAGTTAGCCTTTGCCACTTTGATAGCGTATTTATCTATTTCTGCCGCGAAATATTTGTCAACCTGGAATCCAGATTTCTGTAGTGCAATCTGTCCACATGACATGCCGTCAAACAGTGATAGTACATTCATCTGTATCGTCCTTTCCATACAGTTCGTCTGCTTGTTCCGGTGACAGGTCAAACCTGCCACACGGTGTTTTCGTTCTGTCTGTAATCCAGACGCCTTCAAACTCAAAGCCCTCATCCATTATGCAATATCCTTTGCAAACCAACGCTTGGCTGTCATGTCATTGATGACATACTTTGTGCCACTGCTCATGTCTTGCACAATCCATGGGTTCTTTCTGGCACGTGTCTTGTACCCAACCAACGTGAAAGTCTTACCTTGCTGGTTGGCAATCTTGGTTGTGTCAAGCCCAATGATGTTGGCGAAAGTTTCTAAGTCGCGTTCTTCTACTGACCCAGCCCCCTGCTCACGTACCTCTACCTTGAAGGTAACTTGTGTGTCATCGAATGATGCATTCCCTGCGTGTATCTCATAGCCATCAATGCCATGTTCCGCAAAGATTGCGTTCAGTTTTTCACGTAGTGCTTTTGCTGTTGCTTTGTTCATGGTCTAGTACCCCATTCTCTGTCGTTGCTGTTTGTCCTGTCGCTGTTGCTTACGCAATGCTGACACAGGCTTTCTCTGTTTATTCGTTATCGCCTTGACCTTTACTGGTTTGCGATAGGTGATGATCTTTTTCGACATCTTTTTTATCCCTCTTCCTATCATACCTTTTTTTATTAGGTATAACACTTGCCCTGCGTTTGGACAAGGCAAGCGCCTTGGCTACTGGATTGATGCGCGATATCTTACGCACGCTTCACAAACTGACCTGTTGCCTCATCACGTGACACCATCAGGTAGCCTTTGTTGTTGCTGAACGTACCCTTGCGCTTGTACCGTGAAGTGGTACGCCGAAACTGTAGGTTATTCAGCCCCACTGGATTGCGAATGATACCTGCTACGTTCTTTGTGAATACAGTCTTAAACATGGTTTTAGTCTCCTTGTACT